GCCTATCGTGACCGCCTCGGTGCTTCCGAGCGTGGACGCTTGAAACATGGCCGTCGAAATTCCACCACCACCGCCACCAAAACCCCCGACACGAAAACCGCCAGCCCCTCCTTCACCAGAGCCTCCACCGCCACCGCCACCCACACAAACGACATAGACGGAAAGTGGCGCATCATCGCCAGTCGGTTTCGTCCACGTGCCGGACGACGTGAACCGCTGAACGTCGGGGGCGGATACCGCCGCCGATGGTGGCTTGCACCACGCTCGCCACCGGCTGTTTTCGTACACGAGAACAATGCTGTCATCTGTCGCCAAGGCAACGTCCGCACCCAGGTCAAACCGGTTCGCGGCGGTACTCGTGACTTGATCCTTCAGCGTGTGCGTTCCGCTCCCTCGGTTGACGATGCTCAGGAGCTTTCCGGCGGTCGCCGGGGCGACGATGCCGGTGATGTCGATAGCACTTGCGCCAGTGAAAACCAGCGTGCCAGTCGTGACGGTAATTGCCAGATTGTTCTGGTTCGACGCCACCGAGGAGGTCTCGATGTCCGGGCTTAAATTCCCGAGAACGTCGAGCGGGGTGATGAGGACCAGCTCGTTGGCCTTGATCTGCTCGTTGAGTTGAGCTGCCGTGAGTACATCTCCGGCCACCCATGTGCGTGGTGCCGTCCAGGCCATTTTCTAGTCTCCCTGTCTACGCATAACCTAGCGCATTGCTGTCCAATTTGCCCGCAACTGCGTCGTCGAGAATAAGTACAGAAGCCGTCGAGGCCGGTGCGAGAGTCCAGGTCATTTTAACGGTCTTGCCGTCCGTAATTTCTCCCTCCACGCCATTGATGAACACATCGGTCGTAGCCACCGCAGTTTGGGTCTCAGATACTGTGATTTTGTCACCAATGTCACGAACGATACACGCCTGGAGCGTGGCGGGAATTTCGGTGAGCGGGCGGCACTTAGTCGGAACGTTCGCCACGTCGCTGTAGAGGTGCGCGACGAACTCGGCGACCCCGGCTCCAATAGCCTGCGAATTCTGATACGGCATCTCAAGAGGCGACGGCAAATTGCGCCTGCCGAACGAGGCTATGGAGGAGGCGCTGGTGGCCCGACTATTGATGGGCTGGTATGTGTACAAACCCTTTCCCCGCAGCTGCATGCCGTCGTCCGATCCTGGGCCGCGCAGGTATCCAGTCACCGTGCCGTTGTTGGTCGCGATCACCTTTGCTCGCGAGCCGTAGTACACGGTGGATGACAGGTCGAAATCGCTGGTGACGTCGGTACCTCCTCCGCCGCTGCTAGCGTTGGCCGTCCAGTCAGTATTGGCCGCTGGCGCAACCATGTCTTTGCCCCCGACCTTGGACGCTAAATTGTTTGGGTCACGGTAATCGAGAAACAGCGTGATTGTGTCGCCAACGCCCACTTCAATCTCGGTTTCCAGGCTCGCCAGAACGGTCGTTGCGGCGGAGTCCACGCGCCTCGGATACACGGCCGTTTCCACGTCATTGAATACGCGATCGAGCGAGCTTGGCACGACCATTCCACCGGTGTACGCGAAGTCACTTTCAGTCAAAACCAATGCGCTGGCTGCCTTACTTCTCGCGTGTCGATTCTCCATGGTGAGCGTTTCACCGGTGCTATTATCGCCACGCAAATATAGGTACCCACGCTCAGATTGCATGACGGCTTGCGCTATCCCGAGCAGCTGCGGTTGCGTCGAACCGAGGTCATCAAACGCAAACGGATACGTGTCCAGACCGGTGTCCAGATCGACCGTTGCCGGGGCCGTTTCCATCAGGTCGATCAGGTCTTGAATGAGCTGGTCGCTGCGCTGGTCCTCGACGAGGGAAAGCTGCATGTCGTCGAAGTCAGCGAACTCGGCAAGCCAGTCCTCGGCGAGGCAAAATGAAGCCCCTGGCCCGGTGGTGCCGGGACTGGGGGAGATGGACCGGAGGCGGCCGTTGAAAACGAAGCGAGCCGTCACCCCTCCTCCGGCGTCAATCTTGAGGCGGGCCCGGGTACCGTGACCGAAGCCCGAGCGAACGCTTGCGTGCCCAGGACTGTAATATCCAGCAGTGGCGGCAGAATTGCTTGCGTTGTTGTTAAGCGCAAACGACATCGCGCCCGGTCGGGCTACGAGATCCAGTGGCCCAGAATCCATGATGCCACGGCTCCATTTGATCGGCACGCGGGCTAAAACGTCAGCTGAAACATCGGTCCACACGCCGCTTGATAGCTCCAGTTCGACGCTCACCGTGGCCATTAGTTTCTGACCTTCCTGCCGGTAGTTTGGAGGCCGTGCTTGACGGCCCTTTCCATGATGGTTGGCAGCCTCTCCATTAACGCTTCCAGCCGCATAGCATTATGGTCCTCGAAGCCTCCGCCCCCGCCTCCGACGCCCGCGCCCGCCGTCGCGAGCGTGTCGCCCGCTCCCCCGGTCGCCATCCTCGCGAGACGATCGCCGAACCGGTCAATTGGCTCGGTCAGATCGACGGCAAACGCCTCCTTGACCTTGGCCCCGGTCGCGGCGGCGACCTCCTTCACGGCGGTCAGCGATTTGTCGAAGGATTCCTTGACCTTGGTCGCGCTCGATTCGGCCGCCGTCGCGGTCTCCTCCATTGCCTTTTTTGCTGCTTCGGCTGCGACGATTGCGGCGTTGATGTTCTTGTTGCGAAGGTCCGTCATGCTCAGGCCCGTCTCCTCCATCTGAGCCTTGACTTGCTCGACGATTGCCACGATGGAATCGACCGTGGCCTGCGCCTGAGCTGGCGTCTGCTTCGAGGTATCGGCGAGGCGTTTCATTGCCGCGTCTGCTTCGGCCTGCGACTTACCAATGGCGAGGTAAGAATCACGGACGATCACGTTGTTGATTTTCCAGCGCACGCCACCAGCTTCGATCTTTTGTTGTGCGCTCAGAACGGTGTCGAACAAATCGTTGACGCTCGCCTTAATCCGGCGGGCGTCCAGCTCTGCCTCGTCGGGTCCAAACAAGCCCTTGACGAAACCTCCCAGTTGCTTCAAGCCGTCCATGATCTGCGGGGCAAATGCGCTTATCATGGCCATCGCAGCCATGCCATACGGGCCGCCCATGAACCCGAGAATCGACGACATGCCGCCAGCCGCTGCCGCCCCTCCGGCGGCCGCTGCCCCTCCGCCGAATATCCCGGCCATACCCCCGGCCCCGGCGAAGCTTTGCATCATCCCGGCAGCGGAGAAAAACCCAGACCCTCCGGCCGCCGCTGCTGCGCCGCCAGTTGCCTTTCCGAATAGCGAGCCGAAATCAAACCCGCCGAGCTTGGAAACGATGCCGCCGAGCACTTGACCTGTCTTCGATCCGGTCCCGCCAAACACGCCAGAGATCATGTCGCCGATGCCGCCGAGGGCCCCCTTGAGCCCGTCGCCTTTCATTAGGCTGTCGATGAGTTTGAACACGCCCTGAACCAGCGTATCCACCCACGTGATTCCTGTTTTTATAATGTCGAAAAACTCGCCCCAAGCCTCGGTGCTCGTCTTGGTCTCGTCGCCGAGATTCTTGGTTGTAGCGCCGAGCCTGAGCAACTCGGCTTCGAGTTCGGGCGTCAATATTCCAAGCGCCAAATACTTGTCGTGAAGTTTCTGCGCCTCCGTCGCGACCATCTCCTTGGTGACACCTAGCTTCGCCATCTCCGGGTCGAGACCCTTGACCAAATTCCTGAACACGCGCATCTCCCGCTCCACGTTCGGAATAGCAACGCCCATCTTGTTTATCGCGCCCGTTATCGCGTCCGTGGTCGCAAGGAGAGGCGGCCCCGTCTCGGAGATGTACACGTCAAATTCGGCTACGACATCCTTCATTCCCAGGCGGGCGGTTTTGTATTCATCGTTCAGTTTTTTGACCGCATCCTTCATGTCGATTACCGAAGGCACCCCGGCGTCGAACGTCGTGATCAGATCCTGGAGCCGGAGGCGCATTTGCTCCTCCGCGAAGGCGGCATCCCTCGCGGCCTTCTCCTGCTCTCGCGTGACCCGCACCATCTCCTCCGCCTCTGCGCCATACTTGCGAATCCACTCAATCATCCGATTGCCGGACAGGGTGTTCATGTCTCCCGAGATCGTAAAAGCTCGGACGCCTTTGAGCAGATCGTCCAAGGGCTTTCCGGCTTGAATCCACTCGTAGGCCATCGCCGCAGTTTGGGCTTCCAGCTGGGCCGCCTCTCCTCGGAACTCCGTGAATATTTCCTTGGCCTTCACGGCCCCCTCCATCAGCTTGCGCTGGCCCTCGTCGAACCTCTCGCCCGCCTCCCTGCTTGCCTCGAATTGAGCGCGCATCATTTTGTGTTCAACGGCCAGGTAAATCATCCCCGCCCCGACGGCGGCGATGAGCGCGCCCGGGAAACCGAGCAGCGTGAATAGCCCAATGATTTTCGAGAGCGCCCCGGCCAGCATCCCGAGCCCGACGAGGAGCGGACCCCCGACGGCCAGAACCTTGATGATCTGCCCGGCCATTTTCTTTGTCTCGGGGGCCATGTTTCTGATCCACCGCGAAAACTCCGAAATCTGTTCAACGATCGCTTCCCACATCGGCACCATAGCGTCGCCCATCACTAGGAATTCCAGCTTCAGATCGTTGAACGCTCGCTTGGTTTTGAAGCCGATTGTTTTCTCAAGCTCCGCCATTCCCTCGTTCAGCACGTCAATATCCTCGGCGACGGTATTCATCACGTCAGAGACCACCTCGACGTCTTGCGCCAGGACGTTCATCACGCCGCGAAACGCACGCACGTTCGGGACTACTTGAACCAGCGCTTCGTCGTCGTCGATGAACGCCTGATTCAAGTCTCGCATGACCTGAATTAGTCCCTCGGGCCCGGCGGCCGTTGCCCGCAGCCGCGCATGGGAGAGCCCTACCTTGTCAAGAGCCTTTTTTGCCTGCGTCGTCGGCTTGAGAAGGGTGGTCATTATGCTGCTGAGAGAGGTCGAAGCCTCCGCCGCATCCAGCCCGGTCCTGCTCATAACGGCGAGGATGCCCGCGACCTGCTCGAACTCCACGCCCATCGCCGAGGCGGTCGGGAGTAGCCGCCCGAGAACGGGAGCGAGCTGTTCAGCTTCGAGCTTTCCGGCCCGGATAGCGAGCGCGATGATATTGGTGGCCCGGGCGGCACTTAGATTCTCCTGCCCATAGGCGTTCATTGCCGAGGTCGTAGCGTCGGCGATCGTCGCCACCTCGCCCAAGCCCAACGCCGATGCCTTGGCGGCGGAATCGAGCCCCGCCAGCGCCGCCTCGCCTCGGAGACCCGCCGACGTGATGAAGAATAATCCGTCAGCCAGATCGCTCGCCGCAATGCCCGTCTCCCGGGAGAGGTCAAGCACGGACGATTTCATGCCCTCGACCGCTTTGCTGGATATACCGACAAGGGTGACGATTTTCGTCATGCCCGTCTCGAAATCCGCCGACATTTTCAGCGACGCCCCCGCCACCGCGAGAATAGGCATGGTGAGTTTCGTGAACATCTTCTTGCCCGTGGCGGTCATCTTCTTGCCGATAACGCCGAGCTGTTTGCCTAGTGCCACCATCCCGGTGCGAGCTTTTGCGAGACCGGCCTTGAAGTTCATATCACGCAAACGGAGTAGCGCGGTGATGGTCCCGACGTTCACGGGCGTCCGCCCTTCGCAGGGGCGACGCTAGCAGCGCCGGAGGCGGCCGCTAAGGGCCGGAAGGGTCGTTGGGGGTCGCTAGTTACCCCCCTCTGATTCGAGAGCCTCCTGCGCCGTTTTTTGGGCCGCGTCGAGTTTTTCTCTGGCCAGCTCGAATTCGATTTCATAAACCGCGTCCACCATCGGCGACTCAGGCAAATCCGCTGCCTTCATCGTCCGTTTCGCTACGGCGTCCACCGCTGACTTCGCTTCGGCGAACGCCCGCAATTCCATTACCGGAAACAGTAAGTCATCGTGATCATTTTCCAGCATCCGTACCGCTTCGTGCGGCGTGGTTCCGAACTCCTCACAGATTCTCGACACGACCCATAAACGTGGCGGCGGTCCGTCACTCTCCAGAAACCGATACAGCCGCCGCAGCCGGTCGCCCCTCGGGCGGCCTCGTGACGGTGATAATTTGCTCGACTAGGAAAACGGCGGTGGCCTCGTCGAGCTGTCCCAAGGTCTCGTCCGTCACCGGCACGTCCTCGCCCGAGCCGTTGGTGTAATTCCAGTCAACCACTCCGGCTTTGAGCAGGGTGCCAGTGTCAAAACTTGACGGATGGTAGCGCTGTTCTTCAAGGCGCTCCATAGCCCGGTCCGCCTCGGCGTTATCGGTCGAACCGAGGGCCGCGAGAAAGTCTGCGCCGAGGTCTTTGAGAACCTCGCGCTGGCTAGCCGATGCCTTGTTTCGGGCGTCGTCCATTTGCACCCACGACAGCCCCCTGATTTCAAACTTCACCCCATCCTCCGTCGGGTGGTCTACCCACGTCAATTTGCTTAGTAGCAATTCACGCCTCCTGGCAGCGGTCTCGCCCGCCGTCGCCGACGGGCGGAGACCTTAGAAAAGCTCTCAGTACACTAAGCAAAACCTACCACGGCGAACCGTTACGACCAGACCACGGCACCCGTCGGTTGTAGCTCTGCGGTGAAGGTTTGGATGTTGTCATTACTGGCCACGACAGAGTATGAAATGAGCCTCGTTTGGATGGTTGCAGTCTTGCTGTCACCGAACACAATCACGGCCTCTCTCGTGTCATCCTGTGGGCCGTCGTCCACGGCTGCGAGAACGGCATGCGGGCCCGTCGTTCCAGTCGTGTCCCAGATGCCCTCGATGGTGATGTTGTCGCCGCTCGTGATGCCAATTGGCGTGTACGCACGAGCCGAGTCACCCAATGCGGTCGTCTCGGCAGTCTCACTCGATTTGTTCACGGTTACGCCGCCCGTGATAAACGCTGTTAATGCGCGTGCAGTGCCGCCTGGTCCGTCCTCAAGCGTCACCGTCACCGACGCGGGGCCATATTTGCCAGCCATTTCTACCTCCTGTTTTACGGGTTACGAATGAATGAAATGAAACAAGTGATGCTGCCGCTGCCCGTGACGTCGCCAGCCACGCTTAGGTACCTGTCCACCGTGCCCGAGACGGTCGCCCGCTCGGCCCCAATCGTGGAACCTTGGTCCGCAAATGTGATGAGATCAGCCCATGAAGAATCGTTCGCGCTGTCGCGAATTTTGGCGACGAATGCCGAGAAGCCAGACATGGCAGTGACTTGTAAATAGCCAGTGCCCCCGGCGGAACTGCTCGCCGCGTTGTCCACGCTCGACGACTCGGTGTCCCAGTCGGCCGTCTTGGTTGCGGACTCTAAAATGACGTGCTTCATCCCGCTGTCCAGCGGTCCTGTCATCACGTAGGTCGCATTGGCTTTTTGCAGGCCATCCTGCTCAGCAAGCACCTCGTAGCTGCCCTGGAATTCGGTCCCGCCCATACACGGCACGCCGATTGTCTTGCCTGCGAAGCCGAGCGAGACGACCCGAGCCGACGCTTGGGGAGTTGTGGGCAACTTCGCCGACATCGCATCGTGGATGTAATTTGTTGTCGTATCCCACAGACCTCCGTCCACCGTTAGCTCGACCGAAGTGATGCCCACTGGCGAGTATTCAGCGGCGCTGTCCCCGAGGCCGTCGGTGCGTTCGGTCTCGGAGCTATGGGTGAGCGTAATCCCTTTGGGGTTGTTGGCCGTTATGTCGTACCCGTCGACATAGAGCCAGACCGAACTTGGGCCATATTTTCCAGCCATGTGTCACTCCTTTTTTGGGTCCTCGACCGATAGCCGACCGGTGGCCAAGTAGTGATCTTCGATCGAGATTTTCTTGCCTTTGATCGTCGCGTGCCCCGGGATACTTCGGGGCAACTTCTCGCCCGCCTCAACGCGAATATAATTGGCCGCGAACCATTCGTTGGCGGCGTACTCTCCGCCCTCCGCAACTAGTTTCTCGGCCATCGCAGCGGTGCCTCCCGCCTTGATAACTGCTTTGTCTGTCCGGCTGTCTTTCGGGTACCAAATCCCCACCGCTGCGTACAATTTCCCCTTAGCCATCAACCCTCTCTTTCATACAGCCGCAATCCATGCAGCAGGCCTCTCCGCCGAGGACAGGCTGAAATCGTTTTTCGTCCGCGCCGCACTTCGGGCACTCCTCCGGCTCAGGCCGCTTAGGCGGCACGTATGCCCGGCCGTCCGGCGTTACAAGTTCGCTCATGATGGGTCTTTCTGAACGTTGCAATTGAACCCGATTATCACCCGGTCTTTACTGTCGCGCCCGATCTCGAAAGGCGATTGCATCGGCGTGACAAATTGATACTTGGTCGAGCCGAGCGTGGACTGCGGGGTGATCTCCAGTAGCTTCTCCCAGGCCGTCTTGGCTTGAGCTCGCGGGGTGTTGTAATCGTTCGCCCCCGCTCGGCATATCACCCGGATGCTCGGGAACTCGAACGCGGCTGCGGTCGAGCCGAACTGACGTTCAGGCGGTGCGCCTCCGGTCTCCTCCACCGCCATCGCAGCGTCCGGGGTGTCAGGCAGGATGGTCTCGAACAAATTGGTGCCGGCGGTGAGGGAGAGTTCAGTTGCTAAATAATTCACGACCTCCGTGAGAACACTAGCCATTAGCGTTTACCTCTCGCGGCCGCGAGCTGTTGCAATCGGAACTTAATGAACCGCCCGGTTGTTTTTACGAACTCCTTGCGGTTTTCGTTGACGGGGCCCTCCAAATACTTGTTCCCGCTGCCGCCTTTCGTGTAGTTGAGTTCTATTGCCGTGCCTCCGCTGCGCTTGCCTTTTTTGCGTCCGATGAACCAGGTGTACGGAGAATACTGGGTGTTGATCGAGTGCTCGTGAATGGCAGCGGCGTAGGCCTCCGGGCCGCCCCCAGAACCCTTCGGAAAAGCGCCGGTTGATTCTTTGTACGCGATGTTCCCCCGAACCTTTGCCGGGAATCCGTAAGACATTGAAACAGCGACTTCTCCGGGCCCTGTGCGGTAGACAACCCGACGCCCAGAAGCTTTCAACGCGCCCATCTTCTCAGGTACCCGTCGCTGGGTCACTTTCCATGTATAGTCCGAGCCTTTTTTGACGGCTTCGGCCTCGATTTCAGGCAACTCCTTCGCGATCCGGCGGAGGCTCATTTCAACCTCGCTGCTGTCGAGCGTAATTGCCGAAGTAGCCATTAACCCGCTCCCAGATATATTTCAAACATGTACGGGTAGCCGGTGTCTGGATTTACGGTGCCGACGATATCGAGAATGGGCCCTACAGTTCCATCGGGAAGTGTCAGCTTGTCTCGGGCGTCCACGGGCTCGTGGCGGCCGCTCGTACCGTTCGCCGCGATCGGCTCCAGGATCGTCACCCGGGCTTGCGACACGACGTCCTCCCCAAGGCTGTTTTTTGTGATTCTTTGCTTCGGCTCGACCAACGCGGGATAGGTTACGGCGGCCGCGTAACTCGGGGCCCCGGTTCTGTCGTTTCCGGTGAATGGCTCAATCGTGATGTCGTCCAGTAGTGAGGCGGCGACCGTCTTTGCAGTAGCGATACCGGCGGCCAGGGTCGTTTGTAATCCCATCAGTACCCCCGCACGAGAACGCGAGTGGCCGACGACCGGCCCCGGATCGACTCCACCCACCACTGCGGCAGGTATAGAAAGCACAAGTCAGGCACCATTTTGATCGCCTGGTTTTCGGAGAAAGTCAGCGAGACCGACCCCGCCGAGAGCGAGGTGATGCCCTGGGTCTCAACGGGGTTGTCGTTCGTCCTGTCCACGTCGGCCAAAATCTGTCGGGCGAACTCCGCCTGGGCGTGTTTCAGCTCGTCCGGTACCACGTCGTTGTCGACGGGATACACGTTGTTTTTTGCCACCATCCCGTAGCGTGGCCACTGGAGCGCCTGCGTGTCGGTTTTGACGGTCCCGGTCCAGATAACGCACGCCTCAAGAAGGGTCGTAGCAAACAGCAACGCACGGTTTTTATTCGCGTCAGTTTCAGCCGACCAGGTTGTGCCACTCGGTGTCCGATCATCCTGATATTGGTCGGCCTCGGCGAGCGTGCAATATGAATTACTGCTCGCCCCTCCGACGGTGGCAACGATGGCGCTTGTACCCATCGACCTAGATGACCACTCGGTACTTGACCGCTACATACCAGGTGCACGATGAGCCGACGGTCTCGGCGCTCAAATCAGTGTTGGCGGGAAGCCTCCAGCCCCCATTTGGAAATGACTTGACCATCTGGTCTCCGATCGCCGTGCCCGCCGCCGTGCCGAGCGCGCCAATGGCGGTACCGGCGGCCCCCTCCTCAAACCGCAGCGTGGTCGAGGCGGCCGCGACGAATACCGAAACGTACAGCTCCAGAATTTCTATGAAGCTGCCCGAATCGGTACCGGCTATAGCCGAGATGTCGACGATGGCGGTGTCGGTCGCGGTCGTAATAATTTGTTGGGTTGTTTTGATCTCGCCTATTGACGCCATTCACCCCTCCTTAGCGGGGCCCCAGGGGGCTCTCCTGCGCCCCGAGAGGGCCCCGAACCCTCTGGGCCTCGTCTTAGTACCTTCTGAAATCAGCGGCCGTTAAATCGCCTCTCTGCGTTTTTCGATCGCGGAGAGAACGCCCTTGCGAGCACGTCCAGATCCCTCCGCGACAGCGAACGCTTCCAGCACGTGATCGTCATTTGTCTCCGCGATAATCCGCGCCGCCTGCGGCACGGTCATTTCGGTAATATCGACAGCGCCGGAGTTCTCCGCCTCGACTACCGGCGCAACGATCGGGGCGGGCTTCGGCGGTTCGGCTTCGAGCTTGTGAATGCTCTCGTCAAACTCCGAGGCATTGATCACGACGCGCCGCCGGTCTCCCTTCTTGAAGCTAACCGAAACGGTGGGCAGCGTCCCCATGTTAGTAACCAACCACCGTGTAGCTCACGGTCTCGGTGCCCGTCGAAGCAACCAATGTCGTGTCTGACGAGCTTGTGACCTTCCAGGCATAAATCGACACCGTGCCGCCGCTCTTTGTGTAGGTCACGAGCGACGTCCCAACGCCGGGAGCGCCCGAGCCCTCAAGCGTCAGATCCACGCTGACAATTGTCGAGAGCCCAGTGGAAACAGCCGTTGGATTTGAGCCATCAAGGGCGGTCTCGCCTCCGATGGTCTCGGTGTTGTTTGCTAACTTCCAGGATTGAGTGGCTTCAGCCATCGTCAGTCCCTCCTCGTGTTAGTGAAGAAGGCGGGAAAGGTCTCCCGACCTCCCCGCCCCTTCGGATGGGATTAACCGGCTATGCGCACGCCCAATTCTCTGCGCACTACATTTGCCCCGTACAGCGCGTCAAATGACCAGGTGTTCTGGTAGTAACCCTCCATCTGGACCAGGCGCAACACCAGCCCGGACTCCGCATCAACTGCGGTGGCCTGGCTTTCACGTTTGGCTGCCGTCATCGCGGTTTCCTGCAACGGGGCCATCGCAAAGGCGATAGCGTCGCGATGGAGTAGCAAGTTCTGAGGGCCCGTGCCCTTGAAGGTGACGGCGGCGTCGTCGGCCCAGGCGACCTTGGCTGCCGGGTGCATCGTGATAACGGTCGCCGTCGAGCTTTCAACTACATATGTCTGGCTATCGCCAGCCACGGTGAATACGTCGCCGATTGCGGGTGCCGTGCCGCCACCATCCCAAGTCAGCGTAGTGTCTCCAACTTCGACCCCGGCGTCATTAACAGTGACGGTCCCGGCCCCGGTGACGGTGTGGGTGGGTACGTTCTGCGTCATGGCCCAATCGGCCCCGAGCAACTCGCCCATCTCGCCTCGCTGGATGCCCTGGGTGGAGCCCCTGAATGAGGCGTCCTGAGCGCCGCGCAATCCAAGCACGTTTGCCTCTGCTGCCTCGTCGATAAGCATGCGCCTATCGCTCGGCGGCATCAGCTCGGTGTTGGCTAGTTTCCGCGCTGTTAAATAGTCACTGAAGTCACTGGCGAACGGGGTTGTGCCTGCTGTTCCAGTGTAGGAATAAAACCGGTTGTAGAACCCCCACAAGAATTGATCGATGGTATTGGCGAGGCTCTTGACGGCCTCGGCTGCCTGCATCGGAATGATGCCGTCTTGTACCTGCACGATGGCCTTATCAGACATCGCAAACGGGGCAGCGTTCCACTGGTCGAGGGTAACGGCAACCGACGTTGGCGTGACGGCCGTTACGGCGGGCGGCACGACATCCGGGCTGACGGCAACGGTGGTGATGCTAGCGGGCACTGCTACGTTGACGGTAGCGCCTTGCTTGACGCCGACTATGTCTGCTTCGTACTCGCGATTCACGATGCGCGGCATGAGGCATCGCTCTCGGAGGGTTGACAGGCCCATCGCCACGAGGGTTTGAACGACGTTGGTTGTTACGAGTGATCCGGCCACTTGGTGCTCCCTGATTCTGCCCCGCTCTCGGGGCGTTATTCAAATCAGGCAGCACCTCCGGTGCTTCACGTCCACCCTCCGGGTGGCGCTGAGACTGAGAACGGTTGACGACCTCTCCGAGTTCGACCGCCGAGACCCTCCGGGCCACGCGATCGGACAACCGCAAACAATCTCCCCTATGAGTTGATTATTTTCATCCTTCCTTCAGAAATTGCTTTGGAATGTTTTCCAAGCTCTTCCGGCGACGGGTCGCTCAGCACGGCGGCGTTCGTCGCGGGAGACGCGCCCACGCTCGGGGTAGCTCCTCCGCCCCCCGATTGGCCAAAGGCGAAGTTGACGGCACGTGTCTGCTCGTCCATCCACTCAGCGACCTTGATGGGCTCTCCGGCGTCGCGCTTGCTGTATTGACCCGGTCGGGCTCGCAGCTTTCCTTCCACTATTTCAAAAACCGCCTCGGCTTGCGTCGTAATGAATTCCAGCGCCTTGGGCTGGCCGCCGACGTCGAGAAAGGCGGTGCTGATCTCGCCTCGAAGCTGCGCCTGGTCACTCTTGCGTTGGGCGGCTTGTCGGGCGGCTCGTTCGGTTTCCAGTTCGACCTTCAGCGGCTCGACCGCCTCCAGGACTATTGACCGGATATCGTCGGGCTGCTTCACGCCCTTTGTCGCGAGTTTCTCGGCATTAGATTTCAGCCTTTCGTATTCATCGAGGTCCAGCGAGCGGTACCGGTCAACGAGTTCCTTGACCGGCTTCATATCCTCGGCCCGTTCGACCCCGGCGATGCCTGCCGCGTCGGAAAGCAGCGAATGATTGCGGTCTCGATATTCTTGCTGCTTCTGGAGCACGCCAGCGTAGTCCTCGCCAGTGGCGTATCCCTCCGGCGCGGGCCCTTCGATCGTGAGAGAGAAGCCCCCGTTGCGCTCGACGTATGCGTGGCGCAGCTCCTCGGGTACTTCGTCAAGAGTATGAATGCGAGTCTTCAGTGACATTGGCCTATTATCCTAGCCGACGGCGACCCCTCTGCCAACCCTCGGCGCTATCCGCTCAGCGCCTCGTAGCAGCGGCAGTGCGGATGGAACGGCGGACCCTTTACCCATCGCCGCCCCCAGACCTTGCCCCGGCGTACCCTGTTGCCGATCTGGTATTGCCGAAGTTCTCCGGTCTTGGTAAAAATTGGGATGGGGTCGGAGTTGCCCGCCTTGTCCCAGTCCTCGGTCCCGGGAGTGGGATTGGACGCTTTCTGCCTCTGGCAGATCGCGCACGCCTCTCCCGAAACGTGTACGTACTTCGTCGCGGTCGGGCTCAGGTTGCCGCTCTTCATCTGCTCCCTCCAGCGGCCTCGCTGAAGCTCGAAGCGGGCTTTGCGGCTCTCATATTCGGCGATTGTCTGGGCTCGGGCTTCGAGCTTCTCGGCTACGAGTTTTTTGAACGCCCGGTCAACGTCCCCGGGAGACATCCCCGAGCGAATAAGCTGCGCCCGGTATTCGAGAGCCGCGTGAGCTTGGCCGCGATATAGGCCGAGAAGCTCCTTGGCTAGTTTGGCGTGCTCCTTCGGCGACATCTGGAGCTGGCGCGCCGCCTCGCGTTTCAAGATACGGGTGGCCTGGCGACGGGCTTCAGCCGTCGTCGTCGGCTGGACCGAGGCGGGGAGTTGCGCGGGCGGTCGCTGCAGAATCTGGGCGGCCTTCTTAGCTATTCGTGCCTCGCGCTCCTGCGGCGATAGCTCCATCCACGCGGCCTCCTCGGCGACGATCGTGCCGATGTTTTCCGACGCGGCCCGCCCCTGAGCAATCGCGGACTCAACCACCGAGTGGTACGCCTCATAAGTGTTGCCGGCGATCTCGTTGACCGACTTTTTGGCGAACTTCGCCGCCTCGGCTTTGGCGGCTTTTATGGCCCGCAGCGCCGCGCTCGGGGGCGGCTTTTTTTGCTTACTTTTTTTGGCCACGGTTCAACGCTTCGATCTCACGGTCAGCAATCTCGATCCCGACGACGGACGCCTTGACGACAGCTTCGCGCACCGGCTCCATCTCCTCCAGGATCAACTTCTTTGGCATAAGCTTTTCGGCGTTTCGTAACCCTCCGAGCGAGATGGCCACGGCGAGCTTCTCCACCGACAATTTGCCCTTGAGTCTCTCGACGGATTCCAGCCATTCGCGTTTGATGCGCCGTTCGTCTCTCTCGGCTTCCAGCCTGACCTCTCGGGCCGTTTTAGGCATTCGCCCCGTCAAATCTGTACGTCTTGCCGCTTGGATATTTCACACTTCTTATCACTACGGCCTTGTGGCCTCCGGCCGGCACGGCAACGGGCTCTTGACGGAACTTTTCGTGCTCCTCCTCGTGCGGGTAAATTCTGATCAGGCGGCTGAGTCGATCGTACAGCGCCGTGCCGAATTCGACCGAGCAGCCGCGTCGCGCCCATCCCTCTCGGATGCGTTTCGTCAGGCAGGATTGTTTCCCGCAGAAAACCGGCCGCGCTATGAATTTGCGCCCTACGGAATTGTCGCAACCCGAGGGAGTAGCGGCCCCGATCTCAACGGCCTTGCCGCAGCCCGGGCAGATATGGGGACATCGGATACATTCATGCGGCACGGTTCGGCTCATCGTTTTCACCTTCCTTAGGGTTTAAGTTTTTAAGCAATAAGCGCACCAAGGCGACCCATTCGGCCCTCACGTCCATCGACGTGGCCCAGATCCCGGAAGGGTCGTCCGCTCGCCTCTCCGCCTCATAGAGAAGCTCGCAAATCACGGGGTGGTACTCGTGCTCAGGTTCGTCCGGGCGATATACGGCGGCCCGGAGAGCCTCGCGAGCCGCGACCACGAGAGGATCGGTGCACCGCTCGATCGGTCGGGCCCTCTGGCGCATGTATCGGATTCGTTGCTTGGTGCCGATCACCCAGTCTCGTCCTCTGTCGGCGTATCGTCGCCACCGATAATCGAGCCGGTCCTTGAGTCAATGAAGGCGAAACCTCCAACCGGGACCGAGGGAGACTCAACGCCCTCCGGCACGATCTCGCCGTCAATAACCGGACGCATACGAAGCCAGCCCTTCATCTTGTTGAATTGATGGGCCATCAATTCTGCGATCGCCCAGTCGCGCTCCTTCAACCTTCGGCGCAGCTTTACGATCTCCCGCTGCGCCTCGCTAAGATTCTGCGGCAACCCTGGCGTGGTCGCTAGTCGCAATGTTTTAGGCGGTGGCGGCAAAGGTTTCTGCTCGTTGTATACAGTCATGTCATTTTTCCTATGGCTAAGTGAGCATATTTCCCGTTACCCGTCGGAACGGCCTCCGTTCTAACGGGTAATGGGCCATTTCTAGCTTTTACCCGTAAGAACAAGCAAAACTCCGGTGCGATCACTCCGCCTCGACCTCAACGACCTCCTCGACCTCAACAACCTCCTCCTCAATGTCGACGGGCCCGGGATCGGCTACGCCCTCGGCGACTAGTTCCTGGTGCTCCTCCTCGGCGTCCACCCCCGGTCGCGTCCACTCGCCTTGTTCCAAGTTGTGGTAAAAAGTCTCAAACGATATGCCGCCCGATTGCCAGAGCAGCATGGCTGCTTTTACATCATCCGGGGTCGCTCGTTGACTGAAGAAATCCTTGTTCAGTTCCACTCCGGCCTCTACCGATTCTGGGTCCTCCTCGGTACCGGCCCACCACGCATGCCACTGGAATATCTGCGTCAGCCCGGTCTCGATCGAGGCGGCAATTGTTCTGATTGTCGCGTTCTCACCGGCATGCTTCATGCGCACGGCTGTAGCTGTTTCAGGGGGTCCACCGTCCTCCTCCAGAAGCCTCGCGCCTAGCGTTGCCATGAGCGCCTGCATGTCCACTTGGTCGGTACGAATGGCACCCAAACCGGCCCCCGTAAATTCCACCATGCCAGCACGGCCGCCGCTATCGAGCATCCACACGACAGACGGCCCGATGGTGATGGCCCCGTCGTCGGTCCCCGCCCCCTGGATACCCGAGGCCCAAGGCTGCGGCAGAGCGACCTTGTGAAGCCCGTGCTTCAGGTCGGCGCTCCCTCGATAGTGGCTCAAATTTACGTCCACCAAATCCAGCAATGGCGGCTTCGATATCTCCGGCGTGACGCTCGTGGGGCCGATAATAATAAAGGGAATGAAGTCCAGCGGGCGGTCTCGGCGTAGCGGCATAAATTCTTCCACCGGTATCCACTCGCCTGAGCCCTCCTCCTCTCGCCAAATCGTCTGGCGGTAGAATCGGCCCTCATTCGCCTCGTCTCCGAGATGGAGCACCCGGAACTGCGTCACCTCGTCCTCGTGGAATTCGTCCTCGGGGTCTGGCTCCCAATAGCTCTCTTTCAAAACGACCCGCGACAGCACCGCCTCGCCTCCTCGGTACTCAATGCGGTATGAGCACACGTCCTCTGCTTTATACCCAACCCAGTACGGCCTGGACGGAGATTCACCCGCCGCACTCATCTCGACCAGGACACCGTATCTGCCGGTGGTCAGTACCTCCTCGGTGGCGTGAAGCGCAAACAATTCGGCGCTCTCCTCGGCCATGGTCACGTCCTGCTCGTGACCCTCGATGGCGGGCGTTAACTCGAAGGTTGGTGCCTTCTGAAATATGAGACCGGCGAGGCCCTGGATGGTTCGGGCGGTCGCGTTGTAAAACAGCGCACGGGATTTGTACGCTGCGTATTGAGCGCGACCCTTCGCCGAGTTGTCGTGGCTGCCGAGGGGCGGG